GGGGTGCAGCAGGAGGAGGCAAGTCGGAACTCCTCCTAATGCTCCCCATACTTTACGGATTTCACGAGAAAAGTGGGTTTCATGGCGCACTTTTCAGGCAAACATTCCCGCAACTTGAGGAATCTCTTATCCCTCGTTCGCACGGATTTTATAAACCTCTTGGTGCATCTTACAATGATACCAAGCATGTCTGGACTTTCCCGTCGGGAGCTAAGATTAGACTCTCTTATTTGGAAACTGAGAGAGACGCGCGTGAACATGATACTGCTGAATATCATTACGTCGGCTTCGACGAACTCACTGCTTTCCTCGAATTTGTATATAAGTATCTTACATCCCGCGTTCGAAGCACGCTTGATGGAGTTCCTGCACTCATTAGAGCAGCATCGAATCCTGGAAACATCGGTCACGTTTGGGTCAGAACGCGTTTTGTCGCTCCGGCTCCTGAGGGCGGAGCAAAGCTCTTTGATTCCTACACACAATCATATCGTTTCTTCGTCAGGGCAAAGCTCACCGACAATCCCTACCTCATGGAGAAGGACCCCGGTTATATCAACCGGCTCCGAATTCTCCCTGAAGCAGAGCAGAGGGCAAAGATAGATGGCGACTGGTGGGTATTTTCCGGACAAGTTTTCAACGAATGGCGAGACCCATACGTTGGATCACCATTTCAAGGGGAGCCGCCGACTGCGTGTCATGTTATTCCAGATTTCGAGCCGCCATATTGGTGGCCACGAGTTATCGCAGCTGATTGGGGCTATACGGCTAAGACATGGGTCGGCTGGGGAGCGGTGGCACCGGATGGCAGGCTCTTTCTTTATCGCGAATATGTCCGAGAAAAGACTTCCATTGAGGAATGGGGGTCAGATGTTAGAAGAATTTCTCAGTTTGAATTAGATAATCTTGGAGCGGCCACCCTCGATCCCTCTGCATGGGGTAAGAGGGGGGAGGCAAAGACGCTCCAGCAGCAGATTACAGAGGCCACTGGGATTTCTTGGGAGCAAGCTGATAACGACCGGCTCGGCGGGAAGCTCCTGATGCATGAGATGCTCAGATGGAAGCCTCGCCCTCCCAAGTATACTCCTCCCGAGGGTTTCAGAGAGGATACGGCGCAACGGATTCTTCGGATGCAGGGTCCTGATGTTTATTCGGAATACATCAAGATGTTTCAGCCTGACCCTCCCGAATTGAATCTTCCGAAGCTCCAAGTTTGTCGTTCTTGTTCTCATTTTCGAGAAGCGATACCATCCTGCATCTATGAGCAGAAAGATGGAAAGAATGCAGAGGATGTTCAAGAATTCGATGGCGATGATCCCTACGATGGTGGTCGTTACCTTATCAAGGCTTATTCTCGATACATTCGAGAGAGCAAAACGAAACACGAGAAGCAGACGGCGCTTGGGGAGATCATTCAGAAGCTCGTGGAAACTTCCGATTACAACCAGTTCCATCGCCAAATGCACGTTTTCGAGCACAAGTTCCTCAAGAAATCTCGATCGGTTCACCGAACGCGCTCAAGGTCAGTAGGACAGAGATTTAGGGCATAACTTTTCCATAAAGAGATAATATGGACACACCAATGGGAATCGGCGGCGCTCCTGAGGCTCCTATGGGTCCTTCTCGACCCAAAAAGCTTCGCGGACCGAGAGAATCTCTTGGCGGACCTCCTCCTTCTCCGATGGGTGGGGGAATGCCTCAGAGGATGGGACCTCCTCAAGGAATGCCTCCTCAGGCTCAAGGACGACCCCAGGGAATCCCTCCTCAAGCAATGATGGCTCAGAGGAACGCCCAGATGCAGAGAATGCAGCAAATGCAGGCTCCGCAAGGTCTCCAAGCACCCCCCGGAGTTCAGATGCCTCAGGGACCTCCTCCTGGTATGACTCCGATGGGTCCGATGCAAGCTGACCCGATGCAAATGCAGAAAATCATGCAAATGAAAGCTATGCAAGAGGGTCAGAGGCAGATGATGGACCCGCGCGCGAAAATGATGGCCTATCGTCAGGCCATGATGGGACAGCAGGGGTTCTAATGTGGCCTTGGAGCAAATTTGCTCGGTTGGAGGGGGAAATTGTTCGCCTGAAGAACGATTTACGCTCCGCCGAGATGTCTTATTCGGCTTATATCGCCCAGAATCGAGTTCTGGAAGATAAAGTCCGTATAATGGAGGCTGACGAGCGGGAAATTCGTCTCAATCTCTTACGTCGTTCTGGGGTGTTACCGTCTGAGGCCCAAATCGACTCCAAAGAGCGCGAATTCAAGCCCGTAAAGAAGGCCGTCCTTCCTTGGTCTCAGCAAGCGGCAAAGTTAGAGGCTGATTCTAAGGAAAGATATTGGAAAAAGCAGATCGAACTTCGTGAGCGATCACAACTTGACCGAATTCAGGACCAGCAGAATCAGGAACAGGTCGATTACGACAAGGATTTAGCCGAGTTGAACAATGTTTCCTCCAGCTGAGCCTGAACTCCTCGACGAAGCGCTCCTCCCGCAAGAGGATCTCGGTGGTCCTATCGTCCAGGGCGACTTGGAGCCGCAGGATGAGCCTCTCGCTCTTTCTCCAGAGCCTTTACCTGAGGCTGAGGCCGAACAGGAGCATTTCTGTGACTCCGATATTGCGAAGAATCTCTCAAGGATCATCGACCACCTTGAGCAGCACGACCGCTTCGCGCGCGACCGTCTTATTAAGAAGTGGCGAAAGCAGATGTGTTATTGGGATAATATCCAATACATCTGGTGGTCAGACTTTGCTCTCGATTGGCGCACTCCGGACCAAATCAAGGAAGAAGATCCTCAGAGCGATATCGACCCAGCTCTCTATGCTAAGATTATCAACATCTACCGAGCATATGGAGAGGTTATTATCGCGGCGATGAGTTCCGCGCTTCCGACCGTTCCTTTCGTGCCTGACGACGCTGAGAATCCTGATGATATTCAGACGGCGAAGGCGTATACGAAGATAGGAATGCTCGTTCAGAAGCATAACTACGCCGAACTTCTTTTCATGAAGGCTCTTTTCATTCTCTATAATCAAGGAGTCATCTTTGGTTACAATGAAAATCGAGCTTCTGAGAAATACGGAGTCTACGAGAAGCCAATCGTTCAGAATCATGCCGTAGTTACTCGCGAATACTATTGCGCGAATTGCGGCTACGCTCTCGGTTCTGCGGAGGTTTCTGCCTCCCCTATTCCACCGTCCCCGGAAGAGGCTGGCTCTGAAGAACCGAGTCCTCTCGACCTCCCCTCGCCCACTGGTCCGGTTGATGAGCCTCCCGTAGCCCAAAGTTTGCCCCCGATGGCCGACCAAGCTATGGGTCAGCAGGCTTGCCCGCAGTGTGGCTACGACAATATGCCCGAATCGGATGATTTTGAGGAGCTTGTTCCTCGAATCGCTGGATATGCCAAGACCCCAAAGAATCGTGAGTGTCTCGAAGTCTATGGTCCCCTGAACGTCAAAGTTGCACCCTGGGCGACCAAGAAAGAGGATCTTCCCTACCTCATTTTGGAGACGGAAGAGCATTACGCCAAGCTCCAGGACACTTATCCCGACATAGCCGAGCGAATCCAGCCCCTTATCGATATGGATTCGATGGATCGCTCGATGCGAACGTCTGTAGCCCTCAAAGGGGACGTTTCGACCGACCTTTGCACGTGTAGGAGGGTGTGGCTTCAACCTTGGGCCTTCAATGTTCTCGGAATCGCTGGTCATAAGGATGAAATCGAAGAACTCCGCTCCCTCTACCCTAATGGCGTTTATTGCGTCGTTATCAATAAGGATTTGGTCGTTGAGGGAATTCCTGATGTAATGGAGGATCACTGGACCATTACGGAGCATCCCCTTTCAGAGAATCTTCATGCTGAATCGGTAGGCTCCTCGGTGATGCCAATTCAGGACATGACCAATGAAGGCTGGAATCTTACCCTGGAGGGAATCGAGTTCGGCATCCCGGAGCTATACGCCGATCCCGATGTTCTTGACTTTGATGCCTACGGTAAATCAGAGGCGCGCCCGGGTCAAGTCTCTCCTGCTAAAGCACCCGCCGGTCGATCTCTTGGTGAAGGATTTTTTGAGGCTAAGACATCATCTATTAGTCAAGAAATCGACAAGTTCCTTAATCGCCTTGAGCGAGTCGGTCAGTTCATCTCGGGTGCGCTACCTACGGTCTTTGGCGGGTCCATTACGGGTGGAAGTGGAACGGCTAAAGAATATGAAATGTCGCGAGCGCAGGCCCTTCAGCGTCTTCAAATCACCTGGAAAATCGTAAAGATCTGGTGGGCGAGGATGCTGTCGAAGGCTGTTCGCAGCTATGCGATGAACATGCTGGAGGATGAGAAATACGTAGAAAAGCGCGGCTCTACCTATGTAAACGTCTGGATTCGGCACATTCACATGACCGGCTCCGTGGGTGAAGTTGAGCCAGACGTCAACGAAAGCTTCCCGATCTCATGGGCTCAGAAAAGGGACATGATTCTCCAGTTGTTCCAGGGTGGTAACGAGGATGTGATGAATGTCCTCCGACACCCCGAGAATGCTGGTCTAATCGCCCTAATCATTGGAGTTCCGGAACTCTACATCCCAGGTGATGACGACCGGAATAAACAGCTAGTGGAGATCGGGGAGCTTATTCTCGGGGAGCCGATGCCGACAATGCCTCCTCCGCCTCCTCAAGCTCCGCAAGAGGGAATGGGGCCAGTTGGACCTCCCGCACCTCCTCCCGAAGCTCCTCCTTCAGGTGAAGAGCAGATGATGCCCCAACCGATGATGGTCTCGTCGGTCCAGGTAGAGGAGACTCTCGATAATCACGAAATCGAGATGATTACATGTCAGGCTTGGCTCAAGAGCGAAGTTGGTTTGCAATACAAGAAAGAGAATCCAGGGGCTTACCTAAACGTCCTCCTCCATATGCAAGAGCATCAGAGATTCGTGCAGATGGCAGAGCAAGCTGCTGCTGAATCCGAGGCTGAATCTGAGGAAGAAGCCCCAAAGAAAGGTAAACAAAATGCCGACTGAGCAAATTCCCTTCGGAGTCCCGACTACATGCCTGCAAAACGTAGTCTACGCGGTTCCGGCCGCAGCAGGACAGCTTTTCTCCTCGGCGGCGCTTGAAATCGGGTCTGCTTTCGCTGGCCCATTTGTAGCTTCTCCGGCCTCTGCAACTACTGGAATTCCCTGTTCCGCCTCCTATTTCCGTTGCACGACAGGAGCGGCTGTCGTTACGGTGCGAAAGGCATAGATAAATGTTTTTCTTCAATCCTCAACAATTCTTTTCACCTGACGACTCCGGAGGCGGATCTGATGGGGACTTCTCTGCAGACATGGCCGTCCTCAACGAACCATCTGGAGAACCTTCTCCTCCTGAAGAAAAAGCTAGATCGTATAACGAAGAGCCGACAGTCGAAGATCTCGCCGAAGAAGAAGAGGACGAAGATGTTCAAGACGAAACCGACGAAACCGAAGAGTCCGAAGAGCCCGAGGAGACCGACGAGGCCGACTCGCCCATCCAAGGCAAACCGTCCCTAAAGCAGATAAAGGCGGAGTTTCCCGGTATCTTCAAGAAGTTTCCTGACCTCAAGGTTGCATATTTCAGGGACCAGGAATTCTCCAAGGCGTTTCCGACCCCTGAAGACGCTGCTCAGGCTTCCCAGAAGGCTGATAATTACGACCTCTTGGAATCCACTTTGGTTCAGGGTTCGCCTGACCTCCTGATGAAAGAGCTTTCGGAGAACAACCCGAAGGCATTCAAGGAGGTAGCTCTCAACTGGCTTCCGAAGCTCAGAGAAATCGATGAGAAGCTCTTTATCTCCGCTACCGAGCCAGTTCTAGAGGAGCTGATTTTCCTTGCATTCAAACATGGCGAGAAGACCGGCGACAAGAATCTTGCAATGTCGGCCCGTCACCTCGCCAATTTCATCTTTGCGAACGGTGGTGAGATCCCGGACATCGCTAAGAAGCAGAATAAAGAGCCGAATCCTGCTGAGGTCCAACTCCAGCAAGAACGCGCGCAGTGGGCTCAAACAAGATACCAAGAGGCAGATGGGGAAATCTTCAACTTCGTAACTCGCTCCCTCGACCAGACCATTCGTCAAGGTTTGGACCCTGCTGGAACGATGCCCGAACGGATGAAAGCCTCCATCGTCCAGGATGTAATCAATGAGATGAACGCCCAACTCGCCAAGGACCCCGTCCACGCACGAAGGATGCAGGGTCTATGGAAACGAGCTGCTGGCGACGCCTATTCACGAGCAAGCAAAGAGAGTATCGTAAACACCTACCTCTCGGGTGCGCGTCCCTTGCTTCGTGACCTCCGGAACCGAATCAGATCGGAATACCTCGGCTCTTCACCCTCTCGGAAAGTTCCGAATGGGAAGGATGAGAAGCTTGCAAGTATTCCACAGAAAAAGAAGCCCTTCGAGGGATCTTCGAAGCGGGTAGATTCGCGGCGGGAAAGGGCGACGGTTCTCGATCCGAAGAAAATCGACTACGCCCGCACTTCCGACATGGATATACTCTCGGGCAAGGTTTCTCTGAAGAAATAAATTGGTGTGCTCAAATACCGGCTGTCAAAGTCCTACCACACGTAATTGCCGGACCTGAAGGTGTGGCACCGATAGGAGTAAAAGGTTATGGCTCTAACAGAGACGCAGGTAGTTGCTGCTGAACTGGAAACAGTCCAGAGCAAAGTGCCCGTCCTGTTCGACCGCGATTCGCTTTTCTATGGCAACATCGAGAAGCGTGACGTTGAGAAGGTTTCGAATCGGGATATGAGAGTCCCGATGGAAATCCGACCCGGTGGACGGTTCGGTTACTTCTCTCCGGATGGCGGCGACCTGGGACGCGGCGATGGTCAGTCGTTCGAGAAGGCTCTCGTCTCCACTGTTCACATGAAGCACGGTGTGGAGTGGCAGAAGCGAGCACAGTGGGCCACCGACGATACGAGGAAGTCGGTTGTCAATGCTTTCCGGCAACTCTTGGCCAAGGCGATGGCAGAGTTCCGGCGTCAGGTCGATTCCAGCCTCATGACCGGGGGAAATGGTGCAGTCGCGACCATTACCTCGGTTGCAACTGCGGGTGGTCAGGATACCTTTACCTGCACCACGGACGGATTCGGTGTTCGTCTCCTCCGATATGGACAGTTCGTGTCGGTTTACGACGCCGCTTTCGCCGCTGCCAAGGTCATTGCACCCTCGGCTGGAGCCGCTCTTGTCGGAACTGCCGCGCAGATCGATTTGGTGGATTATGCGGCAAAGACATTCCGAATCAAGGGAGCCACAACGACGCCCGTCGCTGGTGACAGGATCGTTATCGAAGGGCTATCTGGGGCCAACCCAATCGCTCTGCTTGGCGTTCCCTACCATCACAACAACGCTTCGACTGGGACTTGGCTGGGATTGGACCGAGCACAGTTTCCAGAGATTCGCGCCTCCCGTGTTGCGGCGGCTGGTCCGTTGGCACCTGCACACGCGCGAGTTGCTCTGAACCGTATTGGCGACCGTATCGGACTCGATAACGGCGTCAAGGTTCAGGCCTGGATGCATCCCTGTCAGGTTCAGTCCTACGAGGAACTGGGACAGGCGGTGCAGGTCGTCAATCGGAATGGCGGCTCGCAGCAGGGTCTCGACCTCTATTTCGACGTTCAGCAAATCGCCGGTGCTCCTATCCGGCGATCGTATTCGTGGGACAAGACGCGCATCGACTTCATCGTTGGAGAGGTTTGGGGTCGTGCAGAAATGCATCCCGCAGGCTTCTACGAGGAAGAGGGGCGGCGTTTGTTCGAACTCCGAGGTGCTTCGGGTGGCGTTGCGACGGCAACGATCTTCTACCTGACCGCCTCGTTCAATACCTTCATCAACAACCCGGCTTCGTGCAGCTACATCGATACCCTGACGGTCCCGTCGGGCTATTGATATAGGAGGGGACCGGAGGGTCAACGTGCTCTCCGGTCCTTCTTTATGAACGCATTAATAGATTACTTCAATCAGAAGCTCTTGGATCGCGGGAGGACACTAGATGGCCGCCCAATCTGGAGAATCTCGTGGGCTCCCGACCAGAGAGAAAAACGGCTTGGGAAGTTCTCCGACTTCTACGGATCAATCTTTCTACGAGAGCGAACAGAGGTTAGAGACGTCCCAAAATACTGGTATATGGGTGCGCGTTGGGTGCTTGAGCGTCTTAGTTTTATACCTCCTGGTAGCTCTCTTCATCGCGAGCTTGTTTCTCAAGGCTCGTCTCTAGACCCCTGGGCACCTGTGGTGAATGGAACCTATGAGCCAATCTACGTTTTTCAAGACGCTAAAGGTGAAGCTCTTCCGGTTACTGAGTGGGCTTTGGAGGCAGTTCTGCACACAGCTGAGTTCGGAGAGAGGCGGAAGCTTTCGGATTCGGATATGAGGGATCAATACCACGAGAGTATCGAAGATGACGCCAAATACTTCGAGGCTCAATTTCAGGAAGCTGGAAGGTCTGCCCTCTTTGCTTTCGAGAATTCCGTATTCGTAGACTCCACCAAAGTTTACAAGGAGAACGTCAGTGCCGCCGAGATCTAACGATATCTGCACCATCGTCAGCATCCTCCCGTATCCGTTGACCGAAGAAAAGCCTGGACTCGTGCCCGGAACTTTCATCATTCCGTATACGGAGCCGGGCGACTTTTCCCTTATCAACATCGAAAGGTGCCAACATGCTGTCTACCTGGACTCCAACCGCCCTCGTCTTATTGTCCCTGATCCTTCCGATTTGGTGGCTCGTAGCATTGCTTATGACCACAAAACCGCGATGGTCGGTTACGAGGCAGGGATCGCGGAGCCGGGAATAGATTGGGTCTGGGGAGAATACCTCCCGAACGAGAACGGGAAGAAGGCATTTCAGGCCGCGCACGGTGCCGTTCTCGAAGGTCTCAAAAAGTTGCAAGATGAATGGTATGTGCGGCTGTTGCGGATGGCGGATGACGATTGGGCAAGATACCGCCAGCATAAATTCATCACCGGACTCCAGAGGACTGCGGCTCAAGTTCTCGGACAAACGGATCGGGCTTGGATGGTTCAGAACCGAATCGAGGAATCCCTCTCGAAGTGCAAGTTCTGTTTCGCTCAGGTTCATCCAATCGCTTGCATTTGCCCCTCGTGTCATGGTATACTTGACAAAAACAGATACGAAAAGGAGTTCCTTGGCGCGGGTGTGATCGAGAAGGTGCGAGGATAATCCGGAACAGGAGTCTAGAGATGTTCAAAAAGTTTCGCAAAGCCGGAGTTACTGAGCTTCGTCCCTATGTGTATGGGGAGCCGATGAACGGGATCGTTATTTCTGAGCTGGATAAGAAAAACGGATCTCCACAAGTTGGTGACATGATTGCGCGTGATCCAGCGAACCCTAGGGACCAGTGGCTTATCTGCGAATCTTACTTCAGAGCTAACTACGAAGAAGTGCGATGAAGCCACTCTGGTCGGTCACAATCGCACTCTGTAAAGGCGATGATGAAGTGGACAAACTCGATATCTCAGATACCAACCTAGACGAGATTATCGAATCTATTGAGCGATGGTTAGAGGCGCTCAATACTCTAAAGGAGAGTTAATTGGACCCTATCTCTACCTTCAACGTCGAGGAGGTTTTCAAGTTTGTTGCTCCCAAACACCCTCGCGAAAGACTGGTGGAGCAGGTTGCGAAGGATTTTGTTCTTATGGCTCAGAGCATCCTCTATAATGTTCCAGAGTCTCAGGAACGAGTTGATGCTCTGAAACTTCTTCACGAGGCAGAGCAAATCTGTATCTCCCGAATCCTGGAGGAATAACATGATTGACAAACCGTATGCTTATCACAAACCCTCAGCAGAGGGTCTCGAAAAGATCAACCGGCTCCGTGCTCACTTTTCCGAGGGTGAGCGACTAATCAAGGAAATTTGTCCTCCGTCTCGGCAAACATCGGTCGCGATTACGGAAAACGAAACGACTGCAATGTGGGCAATCAAAGCAGTCGTGTTCAACGACCCGAAAAGCGAAGTAGAGGGATAGAATGGCGATCCTGGCATCCACGATCCTCCAAGGAACAAAACCGCTCCTGAATGATCCTCAGGGGATAATGTATCCGGACACTGCACTCCTCCCGCTCTTGAGTAAGGCATACCGGGAACTCCAGACCCGCTTGTCTCGCTCGGGTATGGGAGTCACGAAAGAGGTCGCAGAGAGGGTTCCTGTGAATGCCGGGGTCTCCTACCTCGGAGACGGCTCTGGTCTCCCCCTAGGATTGCTTTATCCGATTGAAATTCGGGAAGGCGCGCGAGGTGCCCTACAGAGGGACTTTCGCTATGTTGAGGAGCGAAACTGGGAACCAGCGGCGAATCCGGTCACAGAGATTCAATGTTGGGCATGGCGGGAAGAGGAAATTAAACTCTCTCCCGCCCTCACGGATCGAGACCTCTATATCAAGTTCATGAAGGGCTTGACGCCAATTACCGATGTCAACTCGAACATTACCATCCTCAATTCGGAACTCTTTCTGGAAGCTCGAACCGCAGCAATCGCATCTGCACTTCTCGGAGAGAACTACTCACGCGCTCAGAACCTCAATGCTGACGCTGAGATGTGGTATGACGTTCTAGTCGGAGGCCTCGTTAAAAGAGGTCAGCGAATGCCGGTTCGTAGGGGCCGGACACGATACCGCGCTTAAGATCCTCCGTCTTAAGTTGTCGGTTTAGGAGGAAAAATGGCTATCGTTTTCACACAGACTCAGAAACTCCCAAACTTTCGCACGATGCGGGTTATTGGGACTCTTGCATTCTCCGGGAATTACGTAGTAAGTGGAGAGGTTCCTTCAGGTCTCAACAAACCTGGGACAATCAAGAATCCTCTCTGGGCAGAGTTCTACAGCAAGGGTGACCATACCTTCAAGTTCGATGCAGCAACCGGAAAGATTCTCGTCTATGCTCCTGGAGGGGCGCAGTTGGCAGCAGCTGCTTATCCTGCGGGTGTAACCGGCGACGTAGTAACGATGGAAGTCGAATATCCGAAGGCATAAGATGAGCCTGCGGGACCACGACCCGATTTCGTTCAATCAGTTCCGCGGCACCTTCGACCGGGGGGAGGACGAATCCGTCCCTCCGGGTTTTTTCAAGGCGTCGAGGAACATTCAGTTCATTAATCAGGGTGTTAAGACTCGCGACGGAAGTTCAATCGACACGTCGGAGACCGGACCTATTCGACGGATTGCTATCTATAAGAGGATAGGCGAGGTCGCCCGTCTCCTCATTCTCAATTCTTCTGGGGTCCTCTACGATTCCATAACTCATGTTGCCATCTTAAATATACCAGCGATGGTAGATTTCTCGATGGTCAGCATGTTCAACCGAGCTTACATCACTCCACATAATGGTTTTAAAGGTCTTCCCGGAGAGAAACTTTATGTGTATGAGGGATCGGGAGTTGCACGACCAGCTGGTGGAACAGCGCCGCCTCCAGTTGGAATGGTTGCGGCAGAGGGAGCAGCGGGCAACTTCGACGCGGGCATTCATCTTTTCGCAGTTGCGTTTGAGACTGCATCAGGATACATTACGCCATTCGGCTCTTCTTGTGCGCTCTCCTCTGAATCCGGAGGAAAGAAAGTAGATCTTTCCGCTATTCCTGTCGGGCCTGCTGGAACCGTCGCGCGCGTTTTGGTGGGAACGAAGGATGTAGCAGTCAATGGAGTCTTCTCCGGGGATTATAACAACCAGACCTGGTATGTAATCCCGGATGGACGGATTCCTGACAATTCTACTACGACGAAAACGGTAAGCTACTTCGACGCCGACCTCCAAGCAGACATTTCCTACCTCCTGGAGCAGCTGGGATCTATTCCCGCTGGAGTAGGAGTCAATATTTATCGAGGCCGCCTAATTATTTGGGGAGAAGATGTCAACGAATCAATCGTTAGAGCTTCAGCCATTGGACAACCGGAGTCCTTTGACGAGGCCGATGGCTTCGCTACCATCAATCCCGGCGATAGTGGCGGTGGTGTCCGATACTGCTTTGAGTATCGAACTCAGCTTATTTGTTGCAAGTCTCAAAGATCCTACATTACGCAGGATAATGGAGATAATGCAGGATTCTGGAAAGTTGACGCTCTCGATAAAAGTGTCGGGACCGAATGTCACGGAGTTGGAAAAATTCTCGACTTTGGGGAGGACGTTCGAGACCGCACCTTCATCGCCGATAGGAGTGGGCTTCAGCTTTATACTGGAACTTTCTCCGACACTGAGGTCACCAGCAACATCTCCGACATCTGGGACCGAATAAACAAGAAGGTTTTCCACAAGGTTGAAGTATCTGTAGATCCCCTGAAAGGTTTAACCTATGTGGCTTGTCCTCTTGATACAGCATCGGAGAATAACGCCATCATCGTTGTGGACTGGTCCGAGGGTCTCACAGTTGAGGATATTCGATTCACCGTTTGGGAGTTTCCATACCGACCGCAGACTGTTGTCGTCGACGTGAATGAAGCGGATAAAGAATCGGTCATGAAGTTTGCTGGCCTCGATTCTCCATCTGTATTCAAGATTGTTGAGGATCTCAAGCTCGATAATAACCTTGCTATCGACACCTGGGTGGAGTTTCCCCTTCTTCCGCAAGATGACGATTGGCCTGTCAATCACTTCACCGGATTTCGCGCGCGAATTAAGGGGATTGGCTACCTCCTCATAAACCTGACGAGCCTCGATGATGCACAGCAGGTTATAGTTCCTCCGGTTACTCTGAACCCTCTTCCCGGACGCCCGATCTTCCGAGGTTTCAACTTCACTTCGGAAAGATGTTCGGTAAAGCTGAGGACCAATCAGGCTGGGAACTACTTCTCGATGACGAATTTCAATCTCTATTACAAGTTGCTCTGGTCAACTAGGGTTGAAGGATGAGCGAGATTGATACTCAGGCGCTGCTTGGAGACATTGAGTCAGAGCTCCGTAAACAGCATATCGATGTTCAGGGACTAATCCAAGGAATCCAGCTTGAGAATCCACGGCTCTATCAAATCCTGATGGAGCTAAATGGTGGCCTTCTTTCTGTTCAGGAGGAGATTTTTCCTCTTATCATCAAGGATAGGCTTCCGACTAATATCGCTGGAATTCTCCCAGCTCCTCCATCCTTTACCTTCGCATTTCAGCCGACTTCGGTTCGTTTCTTCTGGTCGCAGGTAGAACAGGCTTTTGGTTATGAAATTCGAGAAGGCTTACTCTGGGATACTGCAACTTTCCGAGTTCGCACAGCTTCTTTGCAAGTGGATCTCGATGCTCTTTTATCTGGTTCCTACTACTTTCTCATTAAGACCATAAACTCAGCGGGTGAGTATTCAGATGATCCCCGTTCCATTCTGGTCGATGTTCCAGCAATATCCTCTGTCATCCTTGCGCGTGAGGTCATCGATAATAACGTTCTTCTGAGATGGACTCTTCCATCTTCGACCTTTCGAATTCTCTATTACGAAGTTTCTAAGTCTGGGGTCGTAATCGCACAGGTGGACTCCACCTTCTTTTCAACCTTTGAGAACGTCGCAGGCACGTATGTCTATTCTGTCCTTGCGGTCGATGTGGCTGGTAATCGAGGGGCACCTGCGGATATTACCGTTCAAGTTGCCTCCCCTCCGGATTACGCGCTTCAGGATAAAAGGACTTCCCAGCTTCTTGGTCCTCGTGTCGACCTAATTCGGCAACCAGCTATTCCCTCCCTCCTTGGTCCTTGGTTCCCGACGACTTGGGAGGAGCATTTCGTTAATAATAACTGGGACCAGATTTCGGACCAGCTAGAGGCTGATTACACGATCTACATTCAGCCTACAGACCTGAATGGAACTTACGAGGAATACATAGACTACGGAACGGTGATCTCGAATGTCATCGTAACCGTAGCTTTCAATTTCAATCTCATCGTCCAGGATGTTGCTGTAACTATCGAGATGTCCTCGTCGCTAG